ACTATTTGGTGAATATGATATTGTATCTGAAAAACTCGATACAGAGTTAGTATCGTTTGCAGATACTAAGACAACAATTATATTGGATCCAGGTCTTGGCGCTCTTATTGATTATCCTTCTGTTATTTCTGGTAGCGAAGCTACTTATGTGAGAGATTCAGATGTTGGTGGTGTTGTTCGTGAAGACATTATCAAACAGGGTGATGCAGATTTCACTCCTGCCAAAGTACTTGACACAGTTCAGACAACAATACCTGATGGCTTTGACCTTGAGATTAATATTGAGCCTGTCGTCTCTATGTTCACTACTGTTGAGACAGAAGTTATTAGATTCCAGAAAGCACAAGGTACAATTGGTATCTCTGATGAGGCTACAATTGCTGCATACCAATCAGATCCAATCAGTTCAATATCAACCACTGCTGTCTCTGATGCTTCTGGTGGTAATAATATCGTACTTGCAACAGGTAATGCAGCCCTCACAACAATTCTCAGAGTTGGTGAGCGTATTATTATTTCACCAAGTGACTCACAGGAAGAAGGCCTATATGGTGTTCTCTCAGTTACATCCAATACTTCATTCCGCATTGGTCCGGCATACGAATACAACACACTTGGCTTTGGTAACACCTTCTACCATGTCATTGCTGACAGATTCAGCTCAGAAACAGACTACAGATTTGATGATACAGAGCTTACGTTCGACAGCTCGAATTATTCGGACGGCGCTTCACAGACAGTCACATTGTTTAGTGACGGAACCAAAACTTTTGACGCGTCATCGACAAAATTTGACGCGTAAAGCATTATAAATAAAGTTAGAAATATATCCGAGGATACTAATGGCTAAGCAAACAGTTAACAGAGGCTCAACCGCCAACGATGGTACAGGCGATACCCTACGCGATGGTGCCGGTAAAATTAATGATAACTTTAACGAGATCTATAGTGCCCTCGGTGATGGCTCAGCTATCTCGTTGGACACTGCCGCAACGCCATCCAACACTTATCTACAGGCAACGTTTACTACAAACACAGTTGTACGCCAGATTGAAACAAATCTTGTAACTGAAATTAGTAGCGCCAACACAGCCACACTAGATAGAATGCAAGTAGCTAATGTTAATACATTAGTCGACGATAGATTGCAAGTTGCTAATGCGCAAGTATATATCACTGTTGCAAATGCACAATCCTATCTCGAAGTTGCTAATGCAACACTAGATACTATTATTTCACTTGGTAATACTACAACTAGAGATTTGTCAGTTGGTTCGCTGGCGGTTACTGGAGATACATCTATCACTGGTAATCTCACATCATTTGACCTTCATGCTAATGTAACCTTACTTGCAACTGATACAAACGGTAACTCCACAGTATTAACTTTGGATAACCGCAACACAGTTGGTAATCTTGAGATTATGATTTCTCAGAATGGTAACAAGAGAGCTAAACTTCAGTTCAGTAACCAAGAATTTGGTTTGTTTGCAAATGTAGGACCAGCTGGTACAAATACACCATCACAAAGACGTTTTGCGGTTGACTATACAACAGGTAACGTGAAGTTCAACGATGCATACACCTTCCCAAATATCGATGGTCTTGTGGGAGAAGTTTTAGTTACAGATGGTAATGGCTTGCTGAGCTTTACACCTTTCGAAGGAACCTATGTAACTAATTCTTATTTTAACGCTGTATTGTCTACAGGCCCAACACAAATTCAAACAACAGTAGCAAATGCTTATTCAGGTGGTGCTAACGTATTCTTCTTCAACAGCCCTGGTGGTATTGGTAACGTAGCTCTTTATAATGATCAGAGTAAACTGAGACATATGTTTACGTTTACAAAAGGTGTATCTTATCGCTTCGTACAATCTGATCCATCAAATGCTGGACATACATTAAGATTTGGTACTGGCCCAGATGGAACATTAGGTGGTTATAACGAATATACGTATGGTGTAACAAGAACAGGTACACCAGGTTCAGCTGGTGCTGGGACAACTATTAAGATTCCACTTGATGCACCTGCATGCTTGTTCTTCTACTCATCTGGCCAAGCTGGATTGGGTGGACCTAATAATAATGATAAGACACCATTTTATACACAGTGGAGTGGAGCATTTACAGATATTAATGGTCCCCGTACCATGTCTATGAAAGATGATTTGGTTGTAGATTGCTTCGCTAACACAGGGACTTTGGTAATGAAGCTACCCCCTGCAGATGAAGGCCTAAATCTCAATCTTGCTAATAACAGCATTACAGTCAGATCAATTGGTAATTCTTCATCCCCATTTGTAACAATCGACCGCAATGGTCATAAAATTAACGGTCAAACAGCCAATGTTGTACTTTCTGGCGAACATGAGTTCGTAAGCCTTGCTTATAGAAATGCATCAAATGGATTTATTATTCTCGACCACGCTGCTAACGTATACTTGAGATCAAGTAGTACTGAAGGTCACAGCGCAGCAGATCAATTGAACTAAGGAGCAATTAGATGCCAGGTTTGGTAACACGTAATTTCAGGCATTATAATGCCGATCAATTTAAGGAAGCCTTCGACGAAGCTAGTCCTTCCAATATCTATTTGTATATTGGCCGTACACATGCTTGGGACGATGAGTCTAATCCTCCAGCTCCTCTCGATAATGTACAACATACAAAGTTTGAGATTTATCGTAACTTGATTGCAGCAAAGCGAGTCACAACTGGTGATGTGCGTTATGCTATCCCAAGAAATGACTGGACCTCAGGTACAATCTACCATGAGTATCAAAATAAAGATGGTGATCTGTATGCTAATACCTATTATGCATTTACAGAAGATTATAACGTATACAAGTGTTTGTTTAATGCAAACAACGCTACTTCTACAGTTAAGCCAACAGGTACATCAACATCAACGTTAACAACATCAGATGGTTACAAATGGAAGTTTATGTACAATGTTAGTGCCGCAGATGCTCTGAAGTTTGTAACAACAAATTACATTCCAGTTAAAACTGTTGAAACTGATGATGGTTCTGCACAGTGGTCAGTACAACAAGCTGCATCAAACGGATCTGTTGATGTCATCGATGTAGATAACGGTGGTTCTGGATACATTAACACAACTAGTACATTTGCTTCTGTAACTAACTCTACAGTAATGGCTTTGGATGGTGTTAAAAGTTCAGGTATTGATAATATCTATAATGGTTCAAACATCTATATTGTATCAGGCACAGGCTCAGGTCAGCTCCGTCATATTATTGATTATGTTGGTACTACGCGTACTATCACAACAAATGGTGCATTCTCAGTAACTCCAACAACTGGATCAACATACTATATCTCACCACGTGTACTTGTAAAAGGTGATGGATCGACTGTAGCGGTTGCATACGCAAACGTAAACAGTTCTGGTAATGTTGAAACAATTACAGTTATTAACAAAGGTGCTAACTACTCTTTCGCATCTGTTGAAGTATCTGCTAATAATGGTACTGGTGCAACGGCTTCAGCTTACCTTTCACCTTTCGGTGGTCATGGTTCTGATGCTACAAGAGAGCTTGCTGGTCATAATATTATCATCAATACAAGACTGACTGTCGATGATACCACATTCCCATCAAATGTTGACTTCCGTCAACTTGGTCTGCTTCGTGATCCAAAAGCTGCATCGAACGGTACTGTTACAGATGCAACTTCCTTGAACTTCATGACTCGATTGACCCTTACTAACGTCTCTGGCGAATACACAGATGATGAGTTTGTCAATGGTGGAACATCAACAGCTTCAGGTCGTGTCATTTCATTTGCTAACACAAATGCTGATTCATCAGAAGGTATTCTGTCACTTGTTGGTACATCTGGAACCTTCCAAAATCCAGAAACGATCACAGGTAATAACAGTTCTGTGACTGCCACAATTTCAGGTATTACAAATAATGATATTGTACAATATTCAGGAGATATGCTTTACATGGAAAACAGAGGTCCTATTGCTAGGGCAGCTGACCAAATCGAAGATATTAAACTTGTAATCCGTTTCTAAGGAAGTAAATAATGGCAATCGACTTAAATACAAGTCCGTACTACGATGATTTCGATGAAGCTAAAAAGTTTTACCGGATCCTTTATCGTCCTGCTGTCTCTGTGCAAGCCCGTGAGCTTACACAAATGCAAACTATCTTGCAAAATCAAGTTAGTAAATTCGGCGACCATATATTCAAAGATGGTTCAATGGTCATTCCAGGTGAGGTTAATGTAAACCCTGGTGTATCATTTGCCAAACTGGAAAACATTCAAGATGGTACAGATGTTAAATCATATCTAAAACAATTTGTTAATATGATTATCACCGGTGGCACTAGTGGTATCACTGCTCGTGTTTTAGATACATCTGAATGTGACTGTGTAGACGATAAAACGATTGCCACTTTATACTTTGTATACGAAGGTACAGGTTCAGATAATGAATCAAAACGCTTTGCTCCTGGTGAAGTACTAACAGCTAAAAAAGCTGACAACACACTGGACTCCAATGAAAGACTGGACACAGCTCTTGCAAGTGAAGTTGCTGTAACTATCAAATCCAATTCAGATGATGGTGGCCTCGCAACAACTTACACAAATAATACAGTGTCAGATGTTATTGGTAATGGACTACTTGTTGAAGTTAAAGAAGGTATCTACTATATCGATGGCCGCTTTGTTAAAAATGAAGAGTTACATTATTATGCCGGCCGCTTCCAAGATAATCCAACA